ATTATGGAGATATTGACACGCATGGAGCAAGGGAAATTTAAAGTATTTAACACATTGTATGATTGGTTTGAGGAATACAGGCTTTATCATCGAAAAGACGGCAAGATCGTTAAAATTAAAGACGACTTAATGGCAGCAACACGTTACGCAACATTGAGTCTTAGACATTCGACAACCGAGACATCTAGGTGGAATAGTAAAGGCAGACTAGGCCCTGATGTCGCAATAGTTTAGGAGAAATATTATGGCACTACCATTAATACCATTAGCTTTAAGAGCAGGTTTGGCTCTTGCTAAAAATAAAAAAGCAAGAGAAGCACTTACAAAAAGTGTAGGTGGTTTTCTTAAAAGAAGGCAAAAACTAGCTTCAGGGAAAGGATTATCAACTGGAACAACTTTTGCTACTGGAACAGCTTTTGGCGCTGGTGGCAAGACAATAATAGAAGCTAATAGAGATAAAACACTTTTTGAATTAAAATTTCCTAGATTTGGTTACAGGTATAGATATGACGATGGAGAATATTCTAGTTTTTCACCTTTTACCTACATACATTTT